ATGGTGCTGATATATGTTTTACTGGTATATCAGGTGGTGCAGGAACCGATTATGATTGTTGTGATAATTATCTTTCTTGGGCAGGAAGTCCTACAGGACCTTTTTCCGTAGGAGCAATGACAGGAGCCAAGCGTTCTAATTGTTTTGGTGCGACGTCTTGTTGTATGGCAAATAGTAATTTTCCTGGTGGTGGTGGAACGGGTACTGGAACGGCAACTTCAACTGGTTGTTGGGGTAGTTTTGGTGCAGGTGGTTTAGTAAAGGTAACATATCAATAATGCCTAATATAACAAAAGCAGTTACATATAAAATACCAAACGAAAGATTCGGGATGGATGATTCAGAAGGTAAAACATCCACAATGACATATACGGGTCCTTCAAGATTAATATTATGGATGGATAAAGAAACACATAATGTTATGAACTCATGGGATCCTAAAGATGTTCCCGATCAACCGCTTGCATTAGATTTATATGAAATAGAACTTGATTCTGATACAACTGAGAATACAATACGAATGATGATGTTGTGGGGAGGTATTCCAATAACAAAACTTTATGAAGTTGAGGTAGGGCCTGGAGATCAATCAAATGGTCGTCTTGTTGATCCTACAGACCTTCGCGAAGTTTATCGCGATCCTGTTGCTGATTATGACGGAGAAAATTGGAGACCACTTCGATATGTTAACCATCATAAAAATTATAAGACCCATGATCCAGAGGATGAAGGAGAGGAATCATGGAATTGGGATTTAATTAGACAACAGCGTAATAAATTATTAGAAGTATCAGATAGTACAGTTCATGCTGAGATGCCTGTTGACTTAAAAGAAAAATGGGCAAAGTATCGTCAACAATTGAGAGATATTCCGCAGGATTGGCCAGATGTTCCTGTAGATTTAATACGTCAACCAAAAGCACCCAATGATGATGAAAAAGATGTATTATTTGAGGATGTAGATCATCCTGTTATAAAAATTGCAGATAGAACTGATGAGGATAAATTAATGCTGAAACAATTTGTTAAAGGAGTAAAATAAATGGCTTGGATTAATAAAACCATAACATATAAAATTCCGAATCAACGCCATAGTATGGATGACTCACAAGGTAAAACATCCACTGAGGTATATCATGGCCCTAGTAAATTAATTCTATGGTTATGTAAAACAGATAACACAGAAGGTGAAGATTATGGTAAAAATGATATTATGCATGTTTGGGATGCAGATGATATGACAGAGCGTCCAATGCCACTTGATTGTTATCAAGTTGAAATGGATGTTACTGAAAGTGATGAAATGGCAGTACGTGCTGGAATGATAGCACCTAAAGGTGGACATGATAATGTCGAAGGAAAACTGAGTGGCGATGACTCAATTGCTGGACTTTGTTTTAAGAAACCTAAATTTTATGAAGTTGAATGTGGACCTGCCAATCAATTAAATCAAATGATACGAGATCCTTCTTCTATCTTTGAAATATATGCTAAACAAGATATAGCAAAGAATGCATATGATCCTGCTACTGGTAAATGGAAAGCTTTAAAATATAGAACTGGTATAACTGAAGAACGTACTGATGATAGTATTAGAACAATTAGAAATGGAAAGTTAGAAGGTTCAGACAATATGTTTAATTCCGATATGCCAGCTCCTTTGCAAAAGGAATGGACTGATTATCGTCAACAGCTAAGAGATTTACCTGAAGATTGGAAAGATGTACCAAATGAATTTATTGTCTTTCCGACAGAACCACAAACTAAGGATGCACGTTATGATGAAGAAACAGATAAAGATGATATTGTTTGGATTAAAGATAGATCAGATGCTGATGCAGATGCACTTGGTCAAATAAAGGATATTCCAAATGTTGAATAAAGGAGAAACGATATGGCAGTAGTTAGTTTTAAAACACTCATGGGTGTTACGGCCGCACCAACGCCAGTAGTAAAAGAGTTTACAATTTTTAATGAAAATCACTGGACTGTACAAAACGGCGGCTGTTGTTTAGAATGGACAGTACCAGCGGACATACAAATGATTAAGTTTGAAATTTTAAGTGGTGGAGGGCCCGGTGGTTCATCAGGACATTCCCACGAAGAACCTGTTGGTGGACAAGGTGGTAATTATGCAATGATACAACTTCTTGCTGAAGATAGTGATTTTACAGCGGGATCATCTGTTTATTCTTTATGTGCGGCAGGAACATCTTGGTGTTCATGTTGTGACCATTGTTGTACTGCATGTAGAGATGGTTGTCCTTCATATATAACAGGAGATGGCTTATCAAATTTTTGTGCAGTAGGTGGACGTGGTGGACCTACCAATTGGGATGTAATGTCTAGTTGTTATAACTGTAAGAAGTCAGCTCAATGTAATTTTGGAAATTATAATGCTGGTTGGGTACAGTCAACAACCTATCCCGGTTATTGTGGTATACCACACTCACCAACAACTAAGAGTATTGGATTTACGGGAACTTCAGGTGATATGAGTCATGCATATTCTTGTTGTTCAGAAGGGTTTGTAATGGCGGGTGTACCTTCAGGACCATGGTCAACATCAAGTGGTTTGAGTAGTGATTGGTGTACAACGTGTTTTCCTTGTTATGCTGCACATTCAAATTTTCCAGGTGGTGGAGGAACAGGTCAGCCTAGGGCAACTTCAAGTGCTTGTTGGGGTTTTTGGGGTGCTGGTGGATTAGTAAAAGTAACTTATCAATAAAAAGGATGAAAAATAATGGCGATATATAAAACATTACTTACATATAGAATACCCGATGAACGCTATGGGCAGGCTGATGTGTTGGGAAAAACTAGTACTATACAATATGAAGGTCCCGAAAAATTACTTTTATGGTTAACTAAAGATGGTAATAACCTTGAAGAAGCATGGGATGCTGATAATATGACTGAACGTCCATTACCCGGTCATTTGTATCAAGTTGAATTGGATGCTAAAGCAGGTGATAAGGAATGTCTTATAGCGGGAATGCTTGGACCTTCTACAGAAACCTATCATCCATTTGGTAATCTAAAACGCTATGAAATAAAAACAGGGCCTGAGGATGTACCTAATGGTTGGGTTTCAGACCCGACTTATCCAAGTCATGTTTTTGATAGGAATGCTATGCAGGAAAATGTGTATGATCCTGAAACAAAACAGTTTAAGCATTTAAAATATCACGATAATACTCCTAACATGGCATTACTTACTGATGACGGGATACGACATAAAAGAAATAAGTTGTTAGAAGGTTCCGATAATATGGCTGCAGCTGAAGATATACCTGCTGATGTTAAAAAAGATTGGATTGATTATCGTAAAAAATTAAGAGATTTACCAGCAGATTGGAAAGAATGTCCCAATGAGTTGATTGAGTGGCCAAAAGACCCAGATAAACAGAAAGCAGAAGCTGAGTTTGAAGCATCAGGACAATCTAAACCCAAAATAGATCATTATGTTAAAATCGTAGATAGAACTCCTGAAGATAAAAAAGCAATAGAACAAATGTGGCCGGTTGCTGGAGTTGATGAAAACGCTCCATAAGGTCGTATAAATAGTTATGTAATTATTATTAATAGTTTTATTGAGGTGAAAAATTATGAGTGGTCGTTCAAAAGCTTTTTTTATTAATGGTGGAGCAGGTCGTGTTCTTTGTTCTATCCCCGCATTAGAAAGATACGCAGAAGATTCAGGTGATAAAGATTTTGTTATAGTATGTGAAAGTGGAATGGATTTTTATCGTGGTCATCCTATCTTACATAAACATGCGTTTGAAGTTTGGCATAAAAATCTTTTTGAAAGTCATCTAAAAGATAAAGATGTCTTTTCTCCCGAACCATACCGAGTTAACGAATACTTCAATCAAAAATGTAGTTTAGCACAAGGTTTTGATATTCTTATTAATGAATTAGATGAACCTCGTGTCCTCCCTGACCCTTTAATTCATCTTAGTAAAGAAGAATTAGTTAAAGGGTTTCAAACAATTCAAGAAATTAAATCTGGAACTAAAAAAGACAAAATATTAGTCTTCCAACCTTTTGGTCGTTCGGTTCAACAGGTAGGCCCTGCTGTATATGATTTAACCTCACGATCTATAGAACCACAAAATGTTGTTGATCTTATTCAGCAATTAAGAAAAGATTATGGTATTATTGTGATGAGTCAAATACCAATAGACATACCAGAAGATAAAGATAATACAATTGCTGTACCTAAAGAACCTAATTTAAGGTTGTGGGCGGCAATGATACACAGTGCAGATCATTTTCTTGGTTGTGATTCTGTAGGACAACATATTGCAAAGGCACTTAATAAAACTGCAACTGTTATTATTGGATCAACTTATCCAATAAACATTTCTTATCCAGATGAAAAAGATTTTGATCTTATAGATATTGGTAAAGATAAACGAGTATATTCACCTATTCGTCTTACTATGGATGATGAGAAAGATCGTGCTAATAATGATTCTATTGTTATGGATAAGAAAGAAATAAAACTTGTTGTAGATTCAGTAAAGAAACGAATGGGTAAAGGATCTAAATTTGAAGGTAAAGTTGAACCTCATGTACATACTGAAGCTTGTAGGAACACAATTCCCGATGACCACAGTAAACCAGCTCCTATTGGTATACCACAAGGTATGAAGTTGCTGGAGGATAATGGATGAGTCAATGGATTGCGGGTATATCAAGAGGTCATAATGCTAGTATATGTTTACTTAAAGATGGTGCAGTAGTTTTTGCTGTAGAAGAAGAAAGGTTGAGTAGACAGAAATATGATGGTGGACCTTATGCTTGTATGGTTAAAATTCTAGAGTATACTGATAAACTAGATTATTTAATTATAGCACATACACAACCGGATAAAAGTCATGTTGAATTTACCGGTGGTGATGTATATAGTGGACTTGCAAGAAAATTACATCTTATAGATGATAAGGATAAACAAGTCTGGCATATGGATAGATGGCATCATAAAATGCATGCTGCTTGTGCCTTTTATCGTTCTGGTTTTGAATCTGCAGTTGCATTAGTTGTAGATGGTGCTGGCACATATATTCCTATGGAAATAAATGGCGAGCAAGAGATGACGTGGGAACTTGAATCAATTATTGATTGTTCTTATCCTGCAAATTTTAAAACACTTTATAAACATCTAGGTGGCAGAGGTCCTTGGAATAGTACGTTACAACCTAAGTTTGATGCTTCAAGAGAAAATGAAGAAGGTACCTATGAAGCTTGTATTGATGATTCTGCTGGTATTGTAAAAGCATATGAGGCAGTAACGCGTTATTGCGGATGGATGCCTATTGAAGCAGGTAAGACAATGGGATTGTTTCCATATGGAGAACCTTGTGATAAATTTCCAGACATTTATAATGATGGTGGTGGAGGAAAATGGAAAACAGCAGATCGTAATTTAATTATTCCAACATATCCAAACGGTGCAGTTGTGAATGAAGGAAGATGGGAATATTTA